CGAACTCCTTGTATACGGTGATGGCTTGAGCCTTCGACAGATCCCGGTTGCCCTCGACGGTGTTCACCAAGTCTTGCTGCTCGGCGGTGCTACGCACCCGCTGATAGATACGATCTACCACCTTGCACGGGCCGGATGGCTTTCCCAGCGGGGGGTAGAGGTCGGCGCGGTGCTTCATGGATCAATACTTCAGGTCGAGACCTAGCCGGGGGTCTTCGGTCGTCGGCACCTTTGAGCAGATGCCGATCACCAGAACTTCAGTTCCGCCCGTGGCAAGAAGTAGAAGCGGATCCGGGTCTTGACACAGAATCCCGTTCTCACTGACCTTCAGCGGGAGGTTCACGTTGTATACGGCGGGACCGCCCGCGCGAACACCGAACGCATTTAGGGCGATGCGCTCGTAGTTCATAAACAGAAAGCGACCGCCGCCCGCGACGATGGTGATGACACTTGCGCCCGATGCCACCGCCTCGTCCGTGCCTCGGTTCTGGAAGGACGTGTAGTTGCGGTAGGTGGATTGTCGGGGATTGCTATAGTTTTCGCTGCCGAACAGGGTGAAGCCCGTGGTGTAGATGCCGGTGGATTTCTCCATCGTGAACTCGCTCACGGGCGGCACCTGAACTGGCGAGTACATCACCCACTGGCCCGCGAGCCACCCGGTCTGGCGCATCAACGGTCCCGCCGTCGCGGTGAACTTGTCACCTTGACGGAGACCGTCGAGGTCCATCCCCGGAACGTACATGTTGGCCGTGCTCATTCGGTCACCTCAACCCACGATCTTCTTGGCTTTCGGGATGTCATGCCGCCCTTGCGGCACCTTGCCCGACTTGGGTTGCTCGGTTTCAATGACGAATCGGTTCAGCGTGCTGAACTGCTTTCCACCGGGCTTCGTTTCGATCTTCAACGGCGAGGGCGGCGCGGCCTTCGCCTCTTGCTTCGCCTCGCCCACGGTGCGATCCGGCGACTCGAACTCCTTCACGGCCTTCGCAGCCGTGGGGGGTAGGTTGGAGATGGCGTCGGTTTCCGCAAACTCCCTGACTTCCCGCTTCTCCGGGTTGTCAAAGAACCAATGCTCGGCGCTAGGTGCGGCCCCCTTGTACGCCTTCAAGTATCGGGACGCTACGCGCGCCGCCATCGAGTCCTTGTGGCGCGGTCCCGCGTACGGGTGCGCCTTCGTGGCCTCGTCCACAACGTAGCGGTCATCCGCCGGGATACGCCCGCGCAGGAAGTCTTCGCCCATCACCACCAAAGCGTAGCTGGTGCGGTCAAGGGCGCGTTCGAGGTCGGAAAGCCTCTCGGGAAACCCTTGAATGAGGTCGCCGCCGACTTGCCACAGGTGATCCCGCGCCGGGGACGTGTTCACTAGGGCCAAGGCCCGGTCCAACATCAACCGCAAGCGGTGCGCTTCGACGCGGGCTTGCGTGACCCCTTCGGTCAGAAGGGACCACGACACCTGACTGGAGGCTTTGCGGGTAGCACGCATCGAAGGGTGCGCGCGAAAGGCTAGAAAACGGTGACGGTCACCCGCCCGACGTAAGGGCGGCGTCGATGGCCTTGACCACGGATTCCACCTCGTTGCCGCGAATCAGGTTCAGCACCTCGGGCTGGTCGCGGTACTGGAGGGCTTGCTTCACGCGGGTCTTCCAGTGGAGCTTCTTGTTCCACCGCACGCCGGGGGCCAATTCCAGTTCGTCTCCGTTCACGGCGAAGTCCTCGACGGACTTCGGGGGCTTGGCCACCACCTTCACCGGGGGCGGCGGGGGGTCGGTGAGCCGGGAGGTCCGTTCTTCGACCAGAAGGTCTCGCTCGGTGGGTACCGGGTCGAGCTCGTCCATGAGGAGGGACTCTTCCCGGAGCTTCTCCGCGTATTTCGCGAGGGTACGGCTCTTCTCCCCGGCCTCCTCGGCCTTGAGGGCCGCGATGCGTCGCGCCTTGGCTTGCTCGGCCAGCATCCGCCCACGGTTCTCAGGCTCGTTCGCCGGGACGATGTCTTCCAGCGTGTCTCCCGCCAGCGCGGCGATGTCCCGCTTGCCCTTGGGGGCGAGAGCGACGCGAGTGCTATTTTCGAGGTTGTTGATCTCCCGGTCCACATCGTTCGCATCGGTGAGAGTAACCTTGCGCTTCGCGGCGGTTTTCACGTTGGCGATGACCTTGCCGCCATCGCTGGACTGCCCTTCACGGGTAATGCTGTCGCCCTCGGATGGAATAACCTTGGAGGTGACCCCCTTGAGATGTTCCACCACGCCCGTCACGTCAGTGCCGGTGTCACTGTCCGCGTTCATGCTGGTGCTTCCGTCCAGCGTGAAGCTCTTCTTGGCGGCGGTCTTGATCTTCGCCACGGGCTCACCTTCGGTGGCATCCCCTCCCGTGGGAACGGACTTCTTGGTGGATGGCCCCACCGTGCGACCGTCACCTTCGGTGTCCCGCACCACCGTGGGGTTGAACGCCTTGGTTTCAATCTTCACCCCGTCGGTAGTGCTCGCCTTACGGGCGCTGCCGACGAACGTCTCATCCTGCTGAACTTCGGTGCTGACGGTCTTGCCCTTGTCTTTGTCCATCGCGGCACGGACCTTCACGTTCGCAGATTGCGATACGTAGTCCGCGACACTTGACTCGACCGGGGCAAGCCACCCCGCCTTGATCGCGCTGCGGAGCTCGGGAAGGGCGTGGGAAACCCCGCCCACCTTCAAGGTCGTGCCGTCGAACTCAACAACGTCGTCCTTGATGACGTCTTGCTGAATCTTTCCCAGATGGAAACGAACGGTGGCGCGGAACGAACGGAAGGTACCCGTTACCAGTTGCAAATCAGCCATGAGATCTCCTCGGGCGGTACCTTACCCGAAAACACCCTCACTCGGCGGTCTTGCGCTTACGGGTCTTCTTGACCGGGGCGGGGGCGGGTTCAACGGCGACGGGAGTCTCTTCAGCGACGGGAGCGGGCTCCGAAACGACAGGGGCTTCGACTTCCACGACCTCGGCAGCGGGCTCCGCTACTTCGACGGCCACGGGGGCGGGATCAGGAACCACCTCGACCGGAGGTTCTGCGTCTACCCCAACCGCCGCCGGAACCACGGGGGCTTCGACGGAGGCGGGGGTGTACCGCTTGAAGTCCACCCGTGCGGCACGGATGAACGACAGGTGGGTATGTCTAGGTACGCGCATCGTCATCGCCTCAAGGGGTACGGAGACCGAGCTTCACGGCCTCTTCCTTCCACCCGCCGGGGCGCTTGCCCGCGATGCCGATGTAGAGAAGTTTGCCATCGCTCGGGCTCATCATCGTGTGGGCCGTATCCCGTTGCTGGGAAATGAGGCTGAAGTAGAGTTGACCCTGTTGATTTATGGCGAACCGCCCCACCGCACCCGTGTAGTAAATGGAACTGCGAGAGTCTCCTCGGGTCAGACCGCGCTCGACGTATTCCTGAATCTGCTCAGTGCGGCGAGTGTCTACCGACGTCCCGCCCCGCAGGTACACGCACTCGAACAGTATGCCGCTAACCGTGGGCCTGTTCATAACGGTTGACTTCGGAGTCCACCGGAAAAGACCCGTCTCACCCCCCGTTTGACTTACGTCGGGTAAACCCGACTTGAGCTTTCGGTCTTTGCGAATGATGAACAATTGCTTCTCACCCGTGAGCTCGTCCGCCCACGAGTCCACGTCCCCGCGGTAGAAGGCGACCACGACCCCATCAGGGTTCACGCTGTCGATCTGGCCCGCGCGGTTGTGATACCGTTCGCAAGCGTCGGTGTTCAAGGTGTTGGTGTTTTTGTGCTTGTCCACCATGACCTTCTCCCCCACAACGAGAGGGGCGATAGGGCTCTTGCGACCCGATTGACCTTTCGGAGAGGCCGGAGTAGGGGGGCGACCCAACTTCGTCTCAAGAAACTTCAGCGTTTCCGCCTCGGTCATACGGTTTTGTGTCGCGAGCACCCACTCGATGAAGTCAACCGTGTCCGGGGACACGGCGACCTTGATCGCCGCGAGGAGGTTGCGGCGGTCGGCGCTGCCCTTGGGAAGTGCAACAGCCGTGCGGATCATGCGTTCGATGTTCATGGTCTGGGCGTTCCTTCAGTCACGCGCATCCGCGCGGTCGGAGGCATCCGACGTGGGTGCATCCTCCCTCGCGTCAATAACAGTGGCATCCCCCGCGGGGGGGACATCAACAGCGGCGTCCATGGACGACACGTCCGCCGACGCATCCGCGATGGCAAAGGCGTCCGCGGGGGTGGCATCCACCCCCGCATCCGTCGCATCAGGGGTGGCGTCCACGCTGGCCTGATCCACCGTGGCATCGATGGCAGGAGGGGTGGTGTTGTCGCTGCACCCAGCGACGGCGAGAAGGGCAACGAGGAGGTACTTCATAACCGCGTGACCCTATAGATTCGCTACCGTGGGCAGTAGGTGCCCGCCCGAAAAACAAACGGCCCCGGAGGCTTTCGCTTCCGGGGCCGTCCACTTTCAACACCCTGTTTTACAGGGTGTTTTCGCTTCAGCGGGTGATCGTGAGGCGGGCGAGGCCACGGGGGTTGTACGCCCCGATGCCGAGGTTCTCGAACACCGAGAAGCCGATGGTGCGGGCCTTGGGGTCGTCGGCGCTGAGCACGGTGAGCTCGGTACGGACCGGAATCCGACCGAACATCTCGGGCTCGCAGCAAACGTACACCGTGCCCGCGGGCACGAGACGGCTGGTGATCACCTGCGCGCCCCAGAGGGTCGCCTGAAGGCCGGTCTTGAGCAGCGTCGCCTGCGACTCGATGTCGAGGATGTCCCGACCGAACTTGCGGACGTCAGCGTAGTCGCGCGCGTTCATGTACACGCGGGCGACGCGGAGGTCGTGGCGCTCGATGAGGGCGTAGGCGTCCGCGAGGACCGCGCCGTTGAGCGGGGCGACCACGGGGATGTCCGGGTTGGTGCCGCCGGGGATGCTGTCGAACCCGTTGACGGCGATGGCGTCGAGGACCGCGAAGACGCGCTCGTCCTCGGCAGCCTGAATCATCGCGCGGGCCAAATCCTGCGAACGCTCGATCAGGTCGAAGCGACGCTCCTTGATCTGGGTCAGCGGGATCTCCGGGTTGCTGGCGATCTCGAAGAGGGGGAAGATCACGCGGCGCGGCTTGGTGATCGCGAGGATGTTCTCGCCTTCCTCACCAACCACGAACGCGGTGACGTCCGGGTCCTTGTCGTAGATCGGAAGCGCGCCGTCCGGGAGCTGCTCCACGAGGAAGGTCTTGCGACCGACGCTCATGTAGTCGCGGCGGGTACGAAGCGGCTGGGTCATCGAAGCGGCGAGCTTCGCGCGGCCAGCGGCGGTCTTGATGTAGTCCCCGATGATCTTCTGCTTGATCTCGGTAGAGACGTTCGGCGTAGTCATTGTCGTGTTCCTCTC